TGTTAATTCTTTTGAAGCAATACCTTGAACTTCATCATATAAATTTGATGTTCCACCTGTACCACCAGTTACATTTTCATATTCTCTAATTGAATTTGATTTTGCGTGTTTACAAGCATATGCCAATGTTTTATAAGGCAATGCTTCTGTTCCTGGTCCACCGTCTGTTCCTGAAGGAGAAACCCATAAAACGTTTTTACCTGAAGAACCACTCCATAAAATATCATCTCCATCATTAGTTAATACTCCACCTGGAAGACCTAATGGTAATCTTGCAACACCACCACCATCTTGAACAATCATATCTCCGATTGATGTCATTACAGCAGCAGTATCTCCTTGAGCAATTGCTTGCCAAGTATTTGCGTCTGAACCTGGTTCTATATTTAGAACTTGGTCTTTTAAATTAACATATGAGTTTGAAGCAAATCTTACTGTATCGCCAATAGTGTATGTTGTAACAGCACTATAGTTACCTTGCCATTTAAATCCTTCTACAACACCTTTCCAATAAGTTGAATTAACAGCACCACTTGCTTGTGATGGTCTTTGATTTTGTGCGTCTAATATACAGACATAAGAATTACCACCATACTGAACTGTATCACCAGTTTTGTATAATGTTCCGTGGACATAAAGTCCAGTTGCATTGAAACCTGTTGTTATTACATCCCAATAAGAATTGTCGGCAGGAGTTTGTCCTGTAGATTCTTGAGCATTAATATATGCATAAGAATAACCACCATAAGTTACTACATCTCCTTTTGAATAAAGAGTTGTAGCATTATAGGAATCTTCAAATTGTAAACCTTCTGAATAAACTACGAAATTTGCTTGAGCAAAATCTGATAAATTAGCACCTGAAGTATGAGCAGTTGTACATCTATATTGGTATGAACCAAATTTTACAACGTCATCTAATTTGTAAAATGTTGAAACTGTGAAGTCGCCTTTAAATGCTAAACCTTCACTAAATAAAGTAAATTTTGTTAAGTCTATATTTGGATCACCACCAGCTGCTGATGTGTATTCAGTTGTACATCTATATTGTCTTCCACCGTATTTAACTATATCATTTAATTTGTATTGAGTTGAAGAAGCGTAATCACCTGTAAAGTTAATACTATCTACAAACTGTTCAAATTTAGCAGAGTCTAAAACTAAACTTGCTGATGTGTGAGCTGTTGTACAACGGTATTGTTTACCACCATAACTAACTAGGTCGTTTAATTTGTACCAAGTTGTATTGGCATAAGCACCTTTGAAATAAACTGATTCGCCGTGTACTTGCCAGTATTCTGTATATGTTCCAGGACTTGTATAAAATAAGTTTTCATTAGCTGGTGAAGTGTGATTTTTAATACACACATAAGTATTACCACCGTATTTTGCTATATCATCAATTAAGTAAGAAGAGCTTGATGTCCAATCACCTCTCCATTTAAATTTTATTCGTCCTAGTTTGAAATCTGCCATTTTCTCTCTTTTTTCCTAATATTTATACATTTTAAACAGCACTTTGGTATGTTGTTGTAGCTACACTTGCCGTTGTGCTTTCAAAAGTATCAAAGTCATCTGTTGCTTCTGCTGACCTTGTAACTCCCTTTTTACTTCTTTTAACTAAATCTCCACTAGTACTATTTATAAGAAAACTAGTTGTAGTATCGTCTGAATAATTAATTTGTTGAAACTTATCGCTATCATTATTTAAGTATCTTCTCTTAATTACCCCTACCACAATACTAGCACTAGCTTTAGGTATTAGTACGAAATTTATCTGATTACCACCTGTTAAACTCCAATCTGAATAAGGTACTTGCATAACACCATCTAAAAATAGTGCTAATCTTGTTTCATTTAAGACTGGATTTGAGATAGTAAATGCTTTAGTTGAAGCGTCACCTGTGAAATATTGAACATCATACATTTCTAATCTTTCTTCAACGTAATCTGTTTGGTCTCTTCCAACACTATCTGATTTTCCATCTTCAAAATATTTTGATACTTCAATTGATTCATTGCTTTGATTAGGATTTACAGAAGTTAGGTATAACATACCTTCTTTTGTACGTCTTAATGCGTTAAATTTCTTTAAATATTTTATTCCAGTTACGCCTGGTACTGTATATGACATTGATTTTCTCTATTTGTTATATTTATTTTTCTCATTTTTTCTATTCTGTCATTGCCAAAATACTTGCAAACGCTTCCACATCTACAGAACTTGAATCAGGAGAAGGTTCAGCAGTTACTCTCAATATATCATTGTTTTCTAAATTTATTGGTTTATCAATTGTCAATGTATTACCTACAGGTATTTCTAAATTTTTACATACAAATCTAAATGTAGTTGGATTAGTATTTGTATTTTTCGCACCATCAACGGTTACTTTTACATTAACTCTTGCTATACTGTACTCACTTCTATTTGAAATAAACAATGCGTGAATTACCGCTTTTTCAGTATTAGACGCTTGGTACATATCACCAGATGAATCATCTATTACTGGAACTGTTATTCCTGAATTCTTAAATATACTTGCCATAATTTATCCTACGAACCAAATACTACAGAATATGCTAATGCGTCATCTTGCGTACCAAGAGTACCTGAAGCGTTAGGTAATTTTAATTGATTGTCTGCTGTTGGTTCATCTATTGTTAAAGTAGTTTCAAAAGCGTCTTCTAAATTACCTTCAAAAATAAAATTTGCACCGTTCATAGTGATTGTTCTATCTGTAATTGAACCGTTAGCAGTTACGTCTTGCAAAGTAATTGATCCTGCACCACCTAATTCTTTAATTTGTCCTACACTTGTTTTTGTATAAAACTTACCGTCTTGGACGTTCATCGCCAACTCACCGATATCCATATTACTTGCTGATGGAATACGAGTTGCTACTTCCGAACGATATGGTTTAATTTTTGTTGCCATTATTTTCTTCTTAATCTAGCTCTAAATTTAATTTTGTTTATTAATTTTGATTTTGATAATCTTCTATCTAATTCAATTCCCATTTTTCTACCAATAGACTCTAATTGTTTTTTAGTTCTTTTTGATAATTCTTTTAATGCTATAACTTCTTTTTTTGGTTTAATTGGGTCGTAAGAACTTACTGTTTTATTAATTAATTTTTTAAGCCATTTAAACATTAGAAAGTACCTCCATCAACTGTTGAAACTTCTACATCACCTGATGTAACTGTAAAATTGTCAGCAGAAAAAGAAGCAACTCCTATATTTAAATTACTTGCTAACTCACCAACAATCTCTAATTTATTTCCATTTGCAATAGTATTAATTCCCTCACCTGCCATAAATTCTAAAGTACCTTCTAAAGATACTTGACCTTGTGTTGAAGTTTCATCTTTAAAATATATTACTGGATTATTTAATTTGTCAGTTGTAATTGAACCACCTAACATAGAATTTGTAACACCACTTGCTTTAACTCTTAATTGGTCGCCACTAACTTCAAGTGAACTATCATCAGGATTTGTATCAATTGTATTACCATCTTTAACTAATCCTGCACCTGCAGTAATTTGACCTGCACCAGAAAATTGTGCTACATCTAAATCAGTTGTTCCAAATGTTGGAGCACCTGTGTGTGTAAATACATAACCGTTATTCGCATTTAAAGTTCCTTCTTCAACGAATACGAAAGCACCACCACTTAATTCAGATGGTTGGTCTTCTGGAGTTGCTCTTGTTAATACAAAAGCAGTTGATCCATTACCAACAGTTGTAACTACGTAAATACCGTTTTCTGAAGCGTCTGTTTGATTTTTAACTAAAATTCTATCATTAGCACTTGCTGTTGATCCATCAAGTGATAATGCACCGTTAGAACTTGCTGTTAATGTTGCACCAACACCAGCAGTTCCGTTTGAATAAGTTGCTGATAAATTAGCAGTTGTACCTAATTTACAAGAAGGTTTAGTATCTAAACCTTGAGCAACTTGGTCAACGTATGCTTTGTTTGCAACTGATTGGTCTTGGAATCCACTTCTATCTTCATAGCCACTAGGTAAAATAACTGTACCAGTTCCGTGAGGTGTTAAATGAATATCTTTATTACTTGCTGTTGTTGAAACTGATTGACCATTAATTGTAATGTCATCAATTACTATAGATGTTAATCCAGCTAAATCTGTTTCTGTTGCACCTAAAGTTAATGTAGATGATCCTAATGTTGTTGCTGGATTTGCTAAATTAGCATTTGTAATTCCAGCAGTACCAGATAAGTTAGCATTTGTTAATGCTGTTGCTTGAATTTCTACATTGTTATCAGTTACAACTGTATTCATTCCTGAACCACCTGCAAAAGTTAATGTTTCAGCAGTATTATAAGTATCTGTTCCTGTATCACCAGCTAAATCTATAAATTGATTAACTGTTGAGAAAGATAAATTTCCACCACCGTCAGTTTTCATAAACTGACCAGCAGAACCATCTCCGTCTGGTAATGTAAATGTTGTTGTTGTAGTTACGTTGTTAGGTGCTTTAAGACCTATAAATGATGAACCGTTATTTGTTCCTTCATTAAATTTTAATTCTCCACCTGCACTTGCATTATTACCTACAATTAATTCGTTGACTGCTTTATTTGAATCTACTAAAACAGCACCACTTGCTGTTAATGTACCAGCAACGTGGTCTAACATATCTGTAAAATACTGACCTCCAATTACTGAAATATTATTTGCGTCACCGTTACCGTCAACTCCGCCTTCCCCTATAAAGATTCTATCTCCTAGGTTTGCTTGAGAACCTGTTCCGTAAGTATAAGCTAATTCACCTAATTTTAATGTACTAGGTGCTGATGTTGCCGAACTTCGTTTTATCTGTATTACTGTTGCCATTTATTAGAAACTCCCACAATTAAATAATAGTGTACCTGTTGTGGTCACTATTTCTGTTCTAGTTACAAATTTGCCATCACTTGCTCTATATTGTATCATAGAACCATCATCTAAATTGGTAGTATCAACATCACCAAGAAGAGCTAATTTAAGGGCAGAATTTTGAAGTGCCTTACTAGACGGCAAGGTCACAGAAACTTTTTGTGGACCAGATTGAGTATTTACATTTATTTTTGCTGTAATGTCAGACATTCTCTCTCCCTTTTATCTTATATTTATAACAAAAAGTAGTTTGATTAAGTAGTAACTTGAGGTCTAACTGTAATTAATCCTTCTATAACCCGAGTTACAGCACCAACGCTTGATGTAATTTCAAGGTCATATACGTATCTCTCAGCATCCAAAGCAGATGTTTCTGTTGCTGTCAATGAAAGAGTAACTACACCAGTAGCAGCGTCTGTTGCTATGGAAGTAGATAGATTGGATCTTGTTCTAGTGGAAGCATAACCCTTTGCCATTTTCGCCGCCGCTGTATAACCTGTTAGGTCAAACGGTTGTCCATTGGCATCCTTTACAGTTACGTCTGAACTAAAGGTTGTTCCTTGGTCTATGGTTAAGTTAGCTATTGCTGCCATTTATTTTTTCTCGGATTCTGGTACTTCTTTTTTAATCAATTTGACTATTTTTTCGTTATAATGCTTAGTTAAAACATCTATTTTTTCAATCTCAATCATATGTCTAGTCTTGCTTACTTGAATTTCTTGTCTTACTGCTATAGTATTTTGTAATTCAGGACTAAACTTTGCTTCATCATATTCTTTTCCGTCAATTGTTATCATACAATATCTCCATTTAATTTATTCATAATACTATTTATA